TTCGTCGGAATTTGAGGGCACCATAGTTGACGAGTCTATGCTGTTGTCAGGAATTTGTGCAAGAACAGCGGAGCAATCCTTGCCTTCAGTATTTCCCATGTAAGCTGCGGGTCTAGCTACTACTGAAGATGGCATTGTTAAATCAATGGGCTTAGACCATCCGAAGACAGTCGCAATTCCAGACACGCCACGGGCAAACCAGGTTACTATCTTTGCTGCTGTACCTATTACAGGCACTGAAGAAAGAGCCTCACCAGCGGCTACCACAGTATTGGAAATCTTGGTCACAGGACCTTCCACTTCTCCTTCGGCAATTTGTGCAATTAGCCCAAGAGAAGTAGAATCGTGTGACTTTACCATTGCATCTATTTCCATCTGTCGATATTGGCTTTGCTGCATTATAGAATTATCAGTTGGCACGGACAATTCCAAATCAGCAAAACGCAATCTCACAGACACATCCACCTGCTCATTTGTAGTCTCTCCTTGAAGAGGAGAAAGAGCATACAAATGAAGAGAACCAAAAGTATCATTAGTATCAGTTAAATTTATCCAGTCTAATATATGTGCATAAGGCACTCTAAAAGTCAATGAATTTCCTTGTTCCAAATATAAAATACGATGAGGGGAGGAAGTAACACCAGCCATATACTCATTTCCCTTTGCTCTAAATTTCGAGGTATTCAAAGTTCTTGGGAAATAAGCGGCCATAAGTGCTCCTTGTTGGAAGGGAGTTGAATTTACTTTAATATCAATTTCTATATCGGCTTTCAATAACATAAAATTATTTAACTTTTGACGAATCAAATTTGAATTATCTATAAGAGATTGAGGAAGTTCATAAGTTCGTAAGGAAGTGGGGGTATTAGCTATATAATTTTCCTGTGAAAGAGACAAGGGCAAAACTTTATCATCAGAGGTCCATGAAAAAGTTTCTACGTGAACAAAGCGTTCTAACATGCTTAAGAGGGAATGGGTTTCAACATTTGTATTTACATACGCTTGCTGATTGGAGTCCATTGGCACTAAAGCAACATCTGCTTGAAGATCAGTAGAAATATCGTTAACGGTTGAGGAGGGTAATGAGGAAGTTTGTTGAGTTTGAGCAATGTAATTAGATTTTAATAAGGGGTCACACATTAATGATCACCTTAACCCCGGGTTTATTTTAAGACACACCCTTTCTAAATAGAAAATGTCTAGATATTGCAAAATTTTCATAATGCAATACTACTCAGAAGATCTTCAACACAATATTTGGGAGTCTATTGTGCTAGCAATCTAAGATTTAAAGGTTATTTTAATGAGTTGTCTCTCAGTACATTTGCAAGTGTGTACACACTATTTAATTGAAGTATTCACTAGTTTGCACAGCTTCTACTTCATCAAAAGTTGGAAGACGGTCAGTAATTCCTTGTTGTCTAAGTGCGGCTGTAAGCTTATTCTTAGCATCATTGAATACATCCCGTCCATGGTAATAGAATTCCCTGATTGCAGTATGGCAGTTCTCGAAAGTGGCTGCTTTACCTAAACCAATTGGATTTCTAACCCAATTAACCATTTCTTTACATACACTGATGTCAAGAGGAGCCTGAATCATTCCGTTTTCATCGGGGACAAAGCCTCGCTTAAGATAAGCGATATCTTTGAGTTCACGACATCGAACTAATTTTCCAGTCTTTCCTTCATCAGTATAAGTAAGTCCAATAGTTGAAAGAGCTTCCGTTATAGTTATTTGATTGTACCAATTAATAATTTCAGGGTGTATGTTTAGACAATTGTCATCACCAAAGGTTTGCATAGAAACAAAATTCTTGAAATCACATAATTGGGGCAATCCTGCTTGGCGCTTGCACACCATATAAGCATATCTCATCACAATCTGGTTAAAGATGGAGTTGAAAATAACTGTTCCGGGATTACCTGAGGGTTGGGAGTGATCCCACTGAATTAATTCACCATTTACTAGAACTCTAGCATTGCAAATCTCTTCAAAGAGAACACTCCGGATTTGAGCATTTTTGGGTCCATCATCATACCATTCATTGATCAACTCTAAAATCTTCCACATCACGTCTTGCAACAATGATCCATCGAAATTAGAGAAATCTCCTGCTATAACATGGG